TCTTCCGATGGACCGGTTAGAACATTTGAAACTATACCACGTTCTGGACGGAACCATATTCCGTTGCGGAATGGGTTAAGTTCTACCGTGGTAATTGCGGCACGCCGTTGGACGCCTGGCGAAACCCAAAGCTTATTGTAACCTGGAGAACCAACAGGGTCTATATCAATTGAGATCCCTTGTTCTGCATCCAGCCTACTACCAGCGATCTTAAACTCATTCAACGAATCGCGTATGACGTAATACTTAATTCGTGGTATTAAGTTAGGCGGAAGTATTCCGGTGTCGGAGCTGAATATTACAGGATCACCGGTTAGGAATTCTGCATAATGATCTACAAAGGTTAGGGTATCGGTGGTGTCATTTAACGATACTTCGAATGCAATAGATTGTGGCTTATTTCGTTGTGTACGAATGCCATGTATATAATCGATAAATCTTTCGATTTCAATTTGCCATCCAGCGTTCCTCTCAACACGCACGGGATCTTTTAGTTCGCCGCTTGAGTTAATTCTCCAACCTTCGTCGTACTTGTATTGCTCATATCCATCAATGAGGTTTATGAGGGATTGAATACCAGAGAATTCTGTTGGGAGAGTAAGCGTTAGAACGTTATTTCTATCTACCTCGTAGTGTCTCCATGCCGCAGACGTACGAGCACCATCAAGTGCTCTAAATGTTGAATTCAATTGACCAACGAAATGATTGCGGCGGCCTGCTGTAGTAAGATCTATATAAGTGGACGATAATGCATCGGCTGGTGTTCTAGCCAATCTAAATTCTCTATCGTTTAGTACGATGATAAAGTATTCTGTTTGATCCAGTAGTGGTGTTGGAAGTGTTTCATTTGTTGTTAGGAACACACGGTCACCCGTCTCCCACGGAAGCGATCTATAATTTAGCTTCAATATTCCATCAATGGTAACATCGAGCGTTTCGTCCACAACAACATATGTTTGATTAACCGTAGCGTCAAATGCCGAAGCTACGATTGTATACGTACCATCGTTAGCAGTTGAACCTGAAATATCAAATGTTCTTCCGGAGCTCATCAACTTGGTTTGATCACCAAGCACTCCAACACGATTATTCACACTGTCAATGCTTGTAATATCATATGTATAAATTGAACAAATATCTGTTGTTGGATCTGTGTGGAATTGATAATTTCTTACATCGTAATATTCAATCGTTCTTGATATTGGAAGGTTGGTGTTTAATTCAAATACCCACTGCGCTTCGTTGTTATAACGAGCAACCGCTGGTGGCATTTCGAGTATCGATACCTTGAATGCGTCATACCAGAAATCTTCAACACCAGGTGATTGTTTGGATGTTATCTTCCAATCGAACGGCGTTATATCAACAACACGATGTCCTAGAATAAACGAGTCAGTGTCAATGAACGTCGATAGTTGATATGACAGTGGAGCCTTCCAGCCTGTCCACATAGTGCGGAAGTTTGAATAGCTGCTGTCAAATCCGGCATAACGATTGAAGTTCACATACCATTGGTTGGTACCATTGATCTTATACGGAAGATTGTTTACCACCTCACCGTGGAAGTTTGTGCGGGTATGTGAGAATGTATTATTTGTATCCGTGTCAATCTGTAGATCACCAACTTCAAAAAACTCTTTGCCAAAAGTTCTGGTTGTAAACCGAACAGGGTCCAACCTGAACGCAACTATCATAAGTGCGTATCTAAATTCATTCGAAGCTCTCCACTCCCATTCGATAGGACCGGAATCACCAAACGCGAAGTCGGCGCCTGGCGCTACGACATCATTACCAGAAGCGTACACTGTTCCTACAGGAGATAGAATTTCGTCTGTGCTAGTGTTAACAGAAACATAGTTCCACGTTGGTATCGTTGGAAGTTGAGTTAATGGATCGCTATCAGTTACACCGTTGGGGTACTCACGACCAGTTGGGATTGTTCCTGCAAGGATATTGGTCCACATTTGATCTGACCAGCGGCGCGATCCAACGGGAGAGCCTACGAATTCATCAGCATACTCCTCATCCCACCAGGTTGGTTTCGAGTGATACCCTTGCAACACCCATGGTTCTAGGTGTGGATACGGTGTTCCATATAGTTTTTCATACAGATCCCGCCAATCCCCTCCGGAAACGGTTCCAACTGCACCAACCCGCGGTTGATCTGCTGGAGCAACTGGGGTATTCTTATAATTCCAGGTCCACTCGTCGGTTATTTCATAATTTGAGTTTCGGTATGGGGCAATGATGCCACGATCCAACGAATAGGACAAAAACTCTGCTTCGAGGTAAGAATCATATAGTTCTGAATCTATCAGATCAAGATTATCAAGGTCGTATGGCGGGGTTGCAACAGACGGTACGTTTTCGTGCAACTTTGTTTCCGCATCTAGAATTATAGAATTTAGAATATCTGTGAGTTTTATTTCTAACCAGGCTTTAGAGAAATCTGGCTCGACTATCCATGTACCTGATGCCATGACCTTAAGCTCATCTGTCCCGAGGTCAAACCAGTACGTTCCGTCAGGAGCTGTAGATGGCGGATCTTGTGTACTTACGTATGTCGCTGTAAACCGATAAAGAACTCGATCACCAACCGATGGTACATAATACCACAATACACCCTCTCGGTTTTCGATTGATCCAAACATTGTTTGGAATGCAGACGGTGTGCCTGGAGGTTGTTGATTTGATACCTGTCCAATAGGATTACCAGAACGTGGATCTGTTACTTTAACGGCCGCTCTTGCTATTGTATCAGCAATCGTATCTACTATCGCATAGCTCTCTAGATGACCATCGTGGTGGAGGATTTGATCGACACCTGTTTGTTCGTCTGCCAACCGTACCGGTACATGGTTGGTTGCCAATCCGAGATAAGGAAGTGTCGCTATCCAATTTCTAATACCAATATCAAATATTCCATCCACATCCGTGAAGGTTGTACTATCACCATATACGAAAGATCTACTATCGCTTTGTTGGAATTGAGTTATTACAAAATCTGTAACATAAGACGTGAAATCCAATAAAGATTCTTCAGATGTATCTGTTAACAGTTCTACAATATTACGACGGTATGAATCAACTAAACTGTTTGTTAGGCTGTTATACTGATCACGAGCAAACTGAATTAGTCGAATCGGATTAATGTTGTCAACAAAGATTGATGATAGGAAAGTATCAAATCCATCATTAAATTCTTTAATTCGACCACCCACCCCATAATTAACATCTTCTGGTGGGATTAAATGGAACATACTGGATCTTGGTCCAGCAAACCCAGGAATCTTTGGTTGTGCATTAATGATTGAACTAAAATGTGTAACGAGTTCTCGGTACGTTAATATCTTGCGATTTTCGTGTTGGTTGTTAAAATACAACGGATCAGGAATCTCCCAATCTCCTACCCAATGTCCGGATGATGAGTGTTGGTTCTTCTGTGAGTCGTACCATTCTGTTGTGGCTGCGGCCGTAGCTTCAATTTCCGAAGATCCTAACAGGACAAGTTCTTGTGTCCTTTCATTAATGAAAAGATCACGTTCGGTATTGTACTCTTCCTCGGTTCGGTTAACCCAATCTACCTTCGATGGTGTGTATCGTTCGTTGTACAGTCCCTTACGCCAAATCGTTTGAAGACTCTGATCGAATGGGTTCTCTGCAGCGGTTTGTATAGTTTCCCAATCATTTATTAAACTATTACCTGTGTTGGTTGTTCGACGACGTAACACATTGTTTGTGGTGTCGTACCACAGATGTCCCACCAGCCCGCCAACCTCATCGTTGAAATCAGGCATCGTTGGACCAATAGTTGGTTGAGCCAATACACTCCCAGCACCAAACGAATTGAAGAAACGGTCGTACCAAGTGATACCGTTCCAAGTGTTTAGTGTGTTATCGGAGGTATTCAACCAATATGTGTTGCTTTGGTTATTATAACTCCTATAAGCAAATAACTGTCCGTTGTCTTCTGAAATTAAGTATTGGACAAATCCGTAGTTCTTAATCGTGGTATCCAATACCACTCTTAATCCCAATAGCGGTTGGAGTTCTGCGGTTGGAGAAGTCTGATAAGCAAATATTGGATTGGCTTGATAAGCTGAACTTCCATCCACGTTATAAATGTCAAACAACGGGTACTGGTTAATCGAGGTTTTTACTTGTTCAGATTTTCTATACTCAATCAAACTAACAGATGATATTTGGGAGTCGTCTGTTGTGCTAGTACGAACAGGAACGTTTGCCCACCCCATATCGAGAATGGATGCTTCACCAACCTCAATGCGAACTTCAGTACCGGCGACTAAAGGTTCATATCCAGACAAGAATCGTATTCCTGTTACATCATCACCTATGTTAAGTTCATCATATGTTCCAAATTGGCGAACATTATTCACATAAACTCGAACGTCATCAAATCCAACTAACGCTCTACCATGCAGGGAAGGGTCTAATTCAAATTCTGCAACAGGAGCATTAACTAATGTAATGTTATTTTGGCTGTATAATCCATACGCGAATTCATAATCACCGGATCCGTGTGGTTCAAAATCAGATGTTACTTCCAACAAAGGATTTTCTATTTGATGGTTAACCGGGAGAACGTCGTCGTTACCACCATACACCCAGTGAACATTGTATCCTCTCCAAATGTCACCGTGAATGGTTTGTATTGGTTCAATTGATGGGCCTGGTGACCCACCAACGATAGCTGTATCAAATTCAACGAATGTACTATATTCACCGCCTGCAGTATCGGTAGCGAAATATGATTTCACTACGGTTAATATTTGTGGTTCTGGTTGTGCTGGACCTACAATGACTTGTCTGCCTTCCACAAACCAATCTGTTTGGTCACCATACGATGGCGCAAATTCGACAACGTTTCCGTTTATGGTATAACTATCAAATGGAATTAATTCAATCAACCCAGGAGATAATGCAGATGATTCCCACTGCTCGAACGTGCCGGCGCGATATGTCCAGTTGTGCGCAGTGTATGTCCACTCATTCAACTCAAGGTCTGGATTATACTCAATGATAGGGAATTGTGCGCGCTTGGCAATTGTAAAGTTTGGTACATTGGTTTTGTGTAGCCACTTGTTGTTTTCGATCCATTGAAGAGCGGCTGGGATAACTGTACCAGATCCACAATCTCCTTCATCCCACAAAGCAGTTCCGGTTGTATTCTCCAAGACAGCGGAGAAGCTTGATACTACTAACACCCACGTGGTAGCGTCTATTTTTTCATATAAATCATCGCCAGCGGTATCATACCACAGAACAGGAAGCTCGGCAGGATCAACTGGACCGTCTCCTGGTGTTGGAGCACCTGCATTAGATACATTGGCGAGCCAAGTAGCATGATCTATGGTACCACCATCCCACAATGGTGTTAATGGATTGTCGTCCCACTGTAAATCATCCCAGCCTACGGACCCACCACCACAAACACAATCTCTAGTAACAAGAGATACAGTATACTGTTCAGTTAATGATATTACGGCACCATCAACAATGTTCGATGTAACAAATCCATCAAACACTATAACTGTAGTGTTTGTATCATTAAAATAAGTAGAGGCTACGACCTCAAAAATCTGTCGATTGATTTCGTTATTTGATGTATTGCGAACATACATCTGAAACCCAGGTTCAAATATTCTGGTATAATCTCCACTTAATACAAATTGATCATATTGGATGGGGCTGCCTTCATCCGTTGCTGTGATATCCACAATAGGAATCGTTTCGCCGTATTCGTCAATCAAACGCTTCCAAAAATTCACATATCCGTCAGCGGTTGTACAACGGTTTTTAATTGTGATATATTCGGCGCGGGAGTTTGGAGCATCCTCATCATACCAGTAGTAGTCTTGGAAATTGATTAATTTATCAAGATCAATTGGAGGCACCCAATTAAATTGTTGAACGTCGGCCCATTCAGGCAACCTCGATATATCAACCCCCAGTCGTTCAAGTTGGTTGAGAAGATCATACCACGAATAGATGTGTTCAATTGAGCCAATCTTTGTATTCAGCAACGGCTGGAGTTGAGCAGCCTGGCGGTGGACGGTTGGCTCTCTAAGCTGCCGCTTAACGATAGCATCCTTGTTGCCTTCTCCAATATACCCAGCAATTCTCGTAGTTTCGTTTTTAGTGAGAAAGCGATTAAATGCGTTCTCAAACAAAACGTTGCTTGTTTCAGATTTGAATACTTCTGAAATCAGATCATTGAGTTTTGTACGGGGCTTATTGTAATCTGAATTATTAGTCACAGTATGTTATTCTCCAACGTTTCAAGGTATATTTATTGGAGATACCCTCATCAAAAAACCACCATTTTCAAAATATTAATTCGAGGTTTGTCGAATAGTTTCTGGTGTGTATGATTGGACGATTTCGATGTCAGCTGTAGAAATGTCAGGTATGAACAATTCGTTTTCACGAGCCATAACTTGGAACATATCACCAAACTGGTTGGATGACTCAATTGGTACAAGAACAATAGAATCAATTTCAGGACCAAGATCTGTGTGTATTGCTGCAGCCAATTCTGTGAAGTAGAAAGTTTCGCCGAATTCCCAATCATTAATGTCGAAGTACCTGCGAATTGCGTTCACAATCCTCACCTTGACCTCATTGTCTGTTAGGTTCCCTGTTAGAGCTGGTCTGATCACAGAGAATCGAGCCTGCAACGCAGCTGTTGATTTTGACCCAAACAGAATCTTGAAGTCTCCTGGGTGAAGGATTACGGTGTCAGATATCATCTTGTTGTTCAACAATTCATTATAAGTGTTTCTTAATTCAAGTGGTGTTGGAGCTGTTGGTCGAACGCTTGTTCTTCCTTCCACCCATCGACGAAGCTCAAGATAATATCCTCTTGTAACGATGTACATATCGATGATGTTGGAAGCGGCTGGATCAATAAGATTCAATCTTGGTGTGAAATGGAACCAAGCAAAGTTCATAGGATAACGTCCTCTATGCCTCTTATACAGACGGGACGATGGTGTTGATCCTTGATCGACAGCCCACAACTGTTTTACTTCTGTCGTTGTTTCGATAGGCTCCCACGGATCTTGATTTGATAGTCTCTTGAAGTACACAAAATCATGAATGATTACACGAATCGTTGCAACAGGAGTTGGGGCATTTACCACAGGATCTTGATTGATTCTAACATCCTTAGATAACACGGGGTTTTCACTAATTGGATTATCAAACCACTCAAGCAAATTATACTTTAATGTTTGAATTACATTCATATCAGCATCTAGCAGCTGGATTGTGATTTCTTCATCTCCCAATCCAGTGAAGTATGTCTCGTCAAACTCAACTCGGTACAAGCTTGGATCATCAATATCAACAATATCTGGAAAATCTGCTGCGTCTATATCAATTGTTCTATCAAACAATGTTGGTACAAGAATATCATCTGGAATGCCATCACCATTAACATCGGGACGAATGACTGCCACGCGATGTTGATCTGGCAAACCGATATTTGGTAAACTTGATTCCTCAACTAACTCTTGTCCTGTAATCGTGAAATTAATATTATCTGTAAGGATTGCGCTCTTAGAAGAGTCAGAGTTAGCTTTAAGAATAGCAATATAATCATTCATTGTATTGAGCGTATCGAAGTCAATAGTTCTAGATACGTCGTTTGTGTGCCAGAATAAAGTTTCTGGACTATGAGCAACCATACGGCGTGTTCTCCATCGTACGTTCCATCCATTAACTCTATTTGATCCTGAATATTTTGCTTCGATACGGATCAGGTCGACAGAATTTGCTGCACCATCACATCCAACCAAATCTGGTGTAATGTCGCATTGGTTTTGACCAATTGTCCATTCGTCTCGAACGGCCGAATACCACAAGTCGACAAACGTCGTGCTTGATGTTATTAAAATATCTTCGGCGATAGCAGCAACTATTGTGTTGCGTTCATCTTCCGTAAAACTGCAACGAATCTCGTTTGTTAATCCACCATCTTGCAGCTTGTCGGCAATAACAGCAAAGAAATTAACATCTGTATTAAGTGTACATATTAGTGGTTCAACGTATGTCAATACCAGCCCCTCAGCTAGCGCTGTTGCTGTAGTTGTGTCAAGAGCACCAGAAGAGTTAGATACGGTGAAGTCTGTTACCTGAGTTAATCCTCCCGTTAGTGGTGGATGATCTACCCAATACAATGCTAAATCATCACCAAATATTTTTACATTTTCATAGTGTTCTTTTGGATCTCGCCATGCAATATACTTACTATCACCCGCAAATGTTCTGTTGATTGATCGCATTCTAAGAATAGACGGATCTTGCAACATGAATGAGTTATAATCTCGACCATTAACCATACGATCCTGTGTGTAATACACAGAAGGAGCAACGCGACGAATATGTTCTAGATCTTCTGATGGTGATGCATTTTGCAAAGATCCAATTAACGAGAACGTAAATGTAAAGGTTTGTACGTTGCCAAGCGTATCGTTATATGTAAATGCACCTAGGTGATTAACAACCGATGAGCGTGGGATAGCAATATCGCGATTGGCTGATGTGCGATACCAAATATCAAATGCACCAGCCGGAATTTCAGCAAACTCGCCATCACCAAATATCAAACGAACTTGATCTGCATCGAGTGTTTCAATTTCGTATTTTCTGCGATTGCGGTTTGTGTTGAATATGATGTTTTGGCTATTCTCGGCGTCAACTTCTATCCATTCGCCGTATCGCAAGCTATTATCTGCAACGTGTGGCAAAACATCTTTATACGGATCAACACTAATAATCTCTCGAGTTTCTGGATCAACGTTGTTAACCCACACGTCAGTTTCGTTAATATTATTGATGTTAATATCAAACGTTTGGTTTGGTGTTATTCCATCAAAGTTTGTTTGTAAGCGCTGAAGAGTACCCTGCTTCGTGTACATCAAGAAACCGGTAGTGTCTGATCGATCGCCGAGACCATCGGACGCATATAGTACACCAAACTTACCATTTACTTCGGGACGTTTTTCTTCTGGGCCAGTTTCGGTTAGGTTAACTGAAACGAGTTCCATCGGGAACGTTTCACCAGTAACCGTGGCGGAATATGTTAGTGTTGGGCGGCCTGTTGTGTTTAATGGATTAGTATCAAGTGTGTATAACTCAAACAACACATCATCGATCTGAACCCGTTCAGTTGGAGCAACGGTTCCAAACTCCTGATCCAACACACGATTCATTACCAATAAAAACTGTTCTTTCCAATCAGGATTGTTCGAGTCGTTCCAAATAATGCGACGGCCTGCAAGGTTACGACCGTCTGAATCAATAACTGTCTCGGTTGTCTGAACGCCAGTAATCTTTACCAAACCTCGCGCTGGAATGTTACGTGAAGCTTTATAGGAGATTAATTTTGCAAGTCTTAAAATAGATTCTTTGCGCTGCGCAGTTGTAATAAAATTCTCATGCGCATTCATGTCAAGACGATATGCTAGTAGTTCACCAACATACGCAAACAACTCTAATAGTGCAATAAACTCTGAAGATTCAATGTAATCGTTGAAGTCTTCTGAGTAATACAATTTCATATAATCAAGGAGACTTTCCTTGATTGTCACATAATCAAACGCATTGAAGTTTACTTGAGCAAATGCTTCATGTGCTCGTTCCCAGGCTTCAGCGCGTGATATATTTCTTGACATGATTATTCCTCAAATTGTATGTTTAGTTCAAAGTTGTCTACCATGTTTAGCTCGATGTAGAACAACGTCGCGGAGGCCGTTATTGCATTTCCGTCGAAGTTTGGTATTATTCTTAAATCTAGTAGCTCAACCCGAGGATCATAGTCGAAAACTAATCTTAGTTCATCTTCGACAACGTCCAGTGTAGTACTATCTAGTGGTTCAAAAACAAGATCTGGAATTGTGGTACCAAAGTCAGCCATCATTATACGGTCACCCCGGCGTGTGAAGATGTGGTTCAGTAGATCCAATTTCACCAACTCCATGTCGTTGAGTTTGAACGTTTTTGATTGTTCAAACTCAAAAGTGGAAAATCCGCGATATAGTGGTTGAGTTGCCATTTATTGTTCCAGAATCAACATTATTGTGTATTTATTCAGCGGGTCATCGTTAAATTATCGGTGCCATTTGCTATTACGGGTAAACACTATACCACGTGCGTTACTGCCCTTTCCTACATTAGGATCATCATATTCATATTCGAGTTGAATTTGATTACCATCATCCTGATCGCCAACCGACGGATCGGTGTATACGCGCGGCCAAGGCTCATGATCGGGGATTCGACTTGGAACAAATGCTTCCTTTTCTTCTGCCTGAGACGCCACTTGGGCTGGTGGACCATTCAAGTAAATGTTTGGAGATGCTGATAACAACATATTTGCCCCAGCACTGAGATTCAACGTGGATCCTGTGCTGATGCGCGCCGATGTCTTGGTTATTAGATGGAAGTTTGCTTGTGAATCTAGCCTCATTTCCCCAAGGGAACGCAAACGAAGTACCTTATCAGTTCTAATATGCAAGTCTTCGGACGATCGTAGTCTCATTTCACCATACGACGAGAGGTGAATTCCTTCTTCAGCTGTGACTCTAAATGCTTTATCTGTTTTAAAATTGATATCACCCTTAGCACGAACAGAAAAATCCTGTTCACTGAAAATATCAATCGTTCCCTTCTCGTCTATTTCAATCCACGTCTTTCCTTGGGCAGTACTGATGTATATTCGCTCGTTGGTATCATCCATGATAATTTGATGTCCACCAGCCGTACGAAGTCTCATCCTACAGTTGGTGTCTCGGTCATCCATGGATATTCCATGGAATCCAGGAGTAACCCACGCGTATGTTTGGGAGTCCCAGTTGGTTCCATCGGTGATTGGATTGGTTAGCTCTGGATCAATTCTGCTCTTACCGTATCCTTGGTTGCTAACAATGGTATTACCATCTGCTTCCGTGTATGAAATATTTCGATCATCACCAAATTCGCTGATATCGCAATCGCCAGGATTTGCTCCAATATATTTTGAGTTAACGAAAGACGCTTGCGCATCGGCTGCTCGCGTTCTCCACTCAAAGCTCATCTGTGGATCAACTCCAGCCTGTTGATTAGTGAACGCTTCCAGTTGGTTTGCAGCAAGAGGTAGTATTAGAGACTCTGTAGACGATAATGGTCCTTCAGGAGTGCCGGCCCCGAGTTCACCATTATAAGAGTATCTTCCGTGTGGCAGTGTATGTGCTAGGAATTCAGGAAACACCGAAGCAAACCAAAACCGAGCATTTGGATCGCCATCAATGCAGGTAACCAACACATAGGAACCGACCTTTGGAATGTTCCACATTCCATACGCCACTGGTCCTGCTGATCGAGAATTGGAGCGTCCGCGAGAAGTAAGATCGGTAGCACCAGCAAATGGTGATGCGTAAGATGCCCAGGCTAATGTAGTAACAGGAGCGTTTCTTGAATCACCAAAGGCAGGGCACAAAACACGCAATCGACCCATTTGGTGGGGGTCGTTCGTATCTACCACCTGTCCCATTGTTATGTAAGGTTGTAACGGAGATCTCATTAATCTAGGAGTTGGTGCGTATGTTCCCATTATCGATCCCTCTGTAGTCGTATGCGATCGCGATTAACCACCGTTCTATCCAAAGCTTCTCCTGATGTCATTTTTGTGAGATCAGGGGTAACAGGCGTCGGTGTTCCTGGAAGCACCAAACCATCCGATTCTGTTCCTGGTATGACTAAGCCACCCTCCGGTAAGCTATCAATATATTCTTGGGTGGTAATAGATGGGCCGGTTTCATATTCTTGTATTGCTTCATCAGCAAGCACATCCAGATTATCGCCATATGGAATACTAAACATCTCCAATTCTTGTGTAAACTTTCCATCATCAAACACGTTGTTTATAAAGAACATCTGGAAATATCCATCATACCAGAACGTTTCAGCATAATCACCTTCGCTTTCTAAGGATGGCATTTTAATATTTAATTTAACATAGGACGGAAGTTTCATCCACGTTGGTGTTATAGTCTCTTCTTCTTTGGCTTCCTCTGTCCTTCGTTGTAACAAGTCGTTTGGTAGTACTGTGGTTTCATCGAGCAGTTGCGGATTACCATGTATTACCATAGTTGTGTGAACGTTTTCGAGTGCGGCATGTCGCGCCAACATTGATTTAAAGTTTAACGTTTTTACAGGAAATCTCTTGTTTCGTAATAATGAGTCGCGCGTCTGTCCACCCAAGAATAACGGAGTCAGCTTTCTATTTGCCGCCGTTCTTTCGTTGTTTAATTTTGTGTTGTTGGTGGACCCACTTAATCCCTTTGCTAGATGCGGAGAGATGCTTTGTTGGGTTTCTGATTGACGGGGGCGATTGGCAGTTGTTGATAGTAATTGGAAAAACGCTAATCCCATTTCCATCTTAATATCAAATTCGATTATGTCTGTGTTCAGTCCCGTAAAAATATAATCAAATTCTATAAATGTTCCCGGATCTGGTTGGAATCGCTTGCCAGATGATAATGCTTCATCGATGGCTGGTGTAGTCATTTCGTATCGATTGATATAATATTCCACCACGTAATTTTCACTAGTGGAGTTTATAGCAGACGTTATCTTATAAGTATATTTGACTTTAGGATCATTAGCCTCAGATATTACTTCTGCACTGGATAACATCACTTGATCGATTATATGATCAAATGTTGCATTATTTGGAAATGATAGAATCGGATCATCTAAATCGTTGG